ACACTGGTTGGTATGATCCACTTGCTCAGTCTTTCTTAGTTGATAGAAACCAAAGTCAAGATGGAGTCTTTATTACTGGTGGTGAAGTTTACTTTAAAGAAAAAGATCCAAATGTTGCGGTGACGGTTCAAATTAGAACCATGAGAGATGGAACTCCAACTACTACTATTGTTCCATATGGTGAAGTTACACTAAATCCATCAAGTGTAAACACTTCAACTGATGGTAGCGTTGCAACAAGATTTACCTTCAATACACCAGTTTACTTGCAAAGTGGTTATGAGTATGCTCTGGTACTGGTAGCACCAACAGAAAAGTATCTTGCATTTGTAACAAGAATGGGAGAGGAAGATTTAATCCTCCAAACAGTTTATAATAGACAACCATATCTTGGTTCTCTGTTCAAATCACAAAATAGTTCAACTTGGACTCCAAGTCAACTTGAAGACTTGAAATTTAAGTTGTTCAAAGCAAAATTTGTAACAAATACTCCATCATTTATTACTTTCTATAATAAAGAACTTCCATTAGTGAAGGTCAGAAAAAATAATCCAGTAGTAGCATACTCTAAGAGACAATATGTATCTATAGCAAGTACAAATACTGCATTTGCCCAAGGAAATACCATTACACAGGGTTCCAATTCTGGAGATATTTTTGCCACTGGAGGTCCAATTGATCTTGGTGGATCGGCATTAACTGTTTCATATTCTGGTATTGGATTGACTGATGGAACTTTTACTGGAATAGGATTTACATCTCTAACTGGATTTGGAAATTCTTGTCTTGCTACTGTTACAGTTTCAAGTGGAGCTATCAGTAATATTAGTGTAACTGATTCTGGTTCTGGATATGCAGTTGGAGATCTTTTACTTGCAAATCAAATTGGAGAGACTGGATCTGGAGTAAGAGTAACAGTTGGATCTGTCAGTCAAACAAACTTAATTGTCCTTGATAATATTGATACAAATATTACCACTGGAATAGCGTTGACGTATTACAATTCTGTTGGTTCTTCTTCGACTATTTCTGCTCCTACTTCTGTAAATAATGATCCAATTAGAGATGGTTATACCTTACTGTTTGATCACCACAATCATGGTATGCATTCCAGCACTAATAAGGTGAAGGTTGTAGATTTTGCAACTGATATTGCACCAACCAATTTGATTAGTGCAATAGATGACGATACGACTGTAATCACCGTTGGTGATGGAAGCAACTTTGTTAATTTTGAAGGATCTCCAGTTGGTGCAGCAAATACAGGGTACATTAAAATAAACAAAGAAATCATTTCTTACAATACTATTTCTGGAAATGATATTACAATTACTTCTAGAGTGATTGATTCTAGTTTAAAATCAAATCACTCACAAAATGATGCAGTTTATAAGTATGAATTCAACTCTGTATCTCTCTTAAAGATAAACAAAGAACATAACATAGATCCAAGAGATAAAACATTTAATTCGTATTATCTGAAGTTAAGCGATACTTCTAAAACCTTTGGATCAACTAAATCTGGTGGAGGAAGTGCATTACAAATTTCACAAAATATTCCATTCGAATATATTGATCCACAATTTAATATGATTACTCCAACTGGAACAAATGTCACTGCTTCAATTAAAACTACATCTGGAACAAGTTTAAGTGGTTCTGAATCTTCTTTCTTAGATTTAGGATATGAAGGAGTATCGTTGAACAAACTAAATCGTTTAGATAGTTCCAGAATAATAGCATCTGATGTAAATGAATACAATTTACTTGGAGGTTCTAAGTCATTTGCTATTACCTTAGCATTATCAACATCTAAAGAAGATGTTTCACCAATTATTGACTTAGACAGAGCAAACGTAATTGCAATAAGCAATCTTGTAGACTCGAATGTTTCTGATTTCGAAACAGATAGTAGAGTTAGGATTTCTGGTTCTGATCCAAATTCTGCTATTTATGAAACAAGAAAAATATCTCTTGAATTCCCATCAAATTCACTCTATGTTCAGTTTGATGGACATAGAGAGGCAGAAGGACAATTTAAGGTATTCTACAAATTATTCAGAAGTGATTCTGCAGATTCACAACAAGTTTACATACCATTTAATTCAGATGGTTCACCAGATAAGGTTGTAAATCCAAATTCACTAGAAAATAGTTTTAGCGAGTACAAGTTTACTGCTGATAATACGGCACAGTTTAGTGGATTTATGATTAAGGTTGTAATGACATCAACAAACCAAGCAAAACCACCAAGATTGAAGAACTTTAGAGCAATTGCATTGAGATCATTTAGCGTAGATGGATAATTATATTAAAGTAAAATCAGATTCTTCTCTTGTGCGAAACAAGGAGTCGAATGCAATAATAAACAATAATGAAAATGAATTTGAAAAATTCATTCGACTCTCAGAAACAAAATATAAGGAAAAGATGGAATTGAGAATTTTAAAGGATGAAGTCCAGCAAATTAAAACGGATATTAATGAAATAAAATTCTTATTAAAATCAATTGTGAATGGTTAACTTATAAATACCTAAAGGATATCCTGACTTTATACTAATGGCAGCATATGTTAGTAATATTGTAATAGATGTTGGGGCTGATTTTTATCAGTTATTCAACTTAGAGGATAATAGTGGAAACTATTTAAATTTGAGTGGTTATAGTGGATCTTCCGTGATGAAAAAACATCCATCATCTTTAAATGCAAGTGCTACATTTTCAGTTACATTTCCAAACGTGTCTTTGGGTAAGTTGCAAATAGGATTAGCATCATCCATAACATCAACACTCAAACCAGGAAGATACGTATACGATATTCTCATAGATGATGGATCTACAAAAACTAGAGTTGTAGAAGGAAGTGCTATAGTTACTGCTGGAGTTACGGTAGGGTAAAAATGGCAGACATTAGAGTAAGAGTAGGAACACAAGAGTCTATAAAAATAAGATCAGCTATTACTGGAAATGTTAGTTTTGGATTGAGTGAACTTGTTGATGTAAATACGGAATCACTTTCTGATGGAATGGTGCTAATTTACAATGGCACAGAAGGAAAGTGGAAATCTAGTGCGGAATTAGATGGCGGAAGTTATTGATCCAAATAAATATCAAAAAACAGGTATCGAAGAATGAGTCAACCAACAAGTAGACAAGGTTTAATTGATTATTGTCTAAGAAGACTTGGATATCCTGTTTTGGAAATTAATGTCGATGATGATCAAATTGACGATTTAGTTGACGATGCAATTCAACATTTCCAAGAATATCATTTTGATGGTATCGAAAGAGTTTTTCTGAAGCATCAGATTTCGGAGTCTGAGAAGGAAACACTAAAAACTGGTATAACAACAACCACTGCAACATCAACGGTTGGTGTATCTTCTGTTGACTGGAAAGAAGGTACAAACTTTTTACAATTACCAGATCATGTGCTTGGGGTCAATAAAGTCTTCAAGATGGATAATAGTACAATCTCCAGTGGACTGTTTAATATAAAATATCAGTTATTCTTAAACGATCTATATTACTATGGGGCACTTGATCTATTAAATTATGCGATGACAAAAACATATCTGGAAGATCTTAGCAGATTGATCACTCCAGATATTCAATTACGTTTTAATAAAAAGAGACATAGACTATATCTTGATATTGATTATGCAAGTTTTAGTTCTGATACATATATTGTTCTCGATTGCTATAGACTTGTCGATCCAGCAGATGCAGAATCAATCTATAATGACTGGTGGTTAAAAAAGTATCTTACGTCACTGATCAAGAGGCAATGGGGACAAAATTTAATTAAATTCCAAGGAGTCATGCTTCCTGGTGGAGTTCAATTAAATGGAAGACAATTATATGATGATGCAGTTCGTGAAATAGAAGAAATAGAAAGAGAACTAAGAGACACATACGAAATGCCACCATTAGATATGATAGGTTAATATTATGCCATTAAACTCATACTTTCTACAAGGATCAGCAAGTGAGCAAAGATTAGTTCAGGATCTAATTAATGAACAATTAAAAATTTATGGGCAAGATGTTTCATATTTGCCCAGAAAAATTATAAACAGAGATGCAATTTTTAGAGATGTAGTTGCTTCTAATTTTGATGCTTCATTCAAAATAGAAGCATATATCATGAACTACCAAGGTTTTGAGGGTAGTGGTGACATACTTTCAAAATTTGGTGTGCAAACAACTGATTCCATCACATTTATAGTATCAAAGGAAAGATATGAGGACTTTATAAGTCCCTTTTTATCAGAATCTACTGGAGATGATTTGCTCTTATTATCAAGACCAAGAGAAGGAGATTTAATATATCTTCCACTAGATAATACTATGTTTGAAATAAAATATGTTGAGGGGAAAAAACCTTTCTATCAATTAAACAATCTGTATGTATATCAATTGAGTTGTGAAGTTATAGACTACGCTCTCGATGATAATATATTTACATCCGATGATGAGGCAGATCAATCTGTAGTTGGTTTTGATGTTGAAGAAACCATACTGGAAATGATCAACGATTTAGCAGAAACTGCAACTGGATCTATAGAAACATATCAACAGTATTATGTCAATAGAGAATTAGAAGTTCCTGTGGAATTAAATAATTCATATTCTGTATTTAATATTGACTTAATTAATGATGGGACTGGTTATACCGAAGCACCAGTCGTTTCAATTTCAACTTCTCCCACAGGAAATATTTTGCATAATGCTACTGCCGTGGCAATAATGACTAGTAAGACTGGACAAGTTGGAAAATCTATTGATGAAATTTTAATTTCAAACCCTGGTTATGGATATACTTTACCACCTTCAGTATCAATAATTAGTCAGAGTGGTTCTGGTGCTATAGCAACTGCTATAGTTAATAGAGGAGCATTGATGCCACCGATAATAACTTCTGCAGGAAGTCAATATTCAGTTGCACCAACAGTTGGTATAACAAGTATTGGCGGAGCAATTCCACCAGTTGCTATTGCAAACATAAATTCAAGTGGAATAGTAACATCAGTATACTATAGATACTCTGGAAAAGATTACCATATAAATCAAGAAGACCAAACTATAACATTCTCCGATCCAGATGCATCAAGTTCTTCTTCTGGCAATTATGTGTTTAAAGAAATAGTTAAAGGCGTATCAACTGGAACAACTGCATATGTTCAAGAGTGGGATGGTCAAGATAAGATACTAAAAGTTTCTACAATTTCTGGATCATTCTCACTGGGAGAACAAGTTGTTGGAATCGGAACTACTTTAAATGGATCAGACTCAAGTTATACAATTAAAAATATTGTAAAACTTGGATTAACAGATTTGAATTCTCAAAATAAAGTGATAGAAACTGAGGCTGATGAAATATTAGATTTCAGCGAATCCAACCCATTTGGTGAGTTCTAAATAGTTAGTATACGTACATTATAAGATAATGCTTGGTACATACGATTATCACGAAATTATTAGAAAAACCATTATTGCATTTGGTACACTTTTTAATAATATAGAGATTAGACACAAAAAACAAGATGGCAGCAGTTATAGTGTCATCAAAGTTCCTATTGCGTATGGACCAGCAGAAAAGTTTTTAGCAAGAATTGAACAAAAGCAAGACTTGAGGAAAAGAGTCTCTATTGTCTTGCCACGACTCGCATTTGAAATAACAAATATACAATATGATGCGAAAAGAAAAGTTTCAACAATGCAAACTTTCAAAACCGTATCCACAGATGGATCAAAAATAGCGAAGAAAGTTTATATGCCAGTTCCATATAATGTTGGATTTAGATTATCTTTGCTTGCACAATATAATGAAGATGCTTTGCAAGTAGTTGAGCAAATTCTTCCATTTTTCCAACCATCATTTAATTTGACAGTTGATTTAGTGAGTTCAATTGGAGAAAAAAGAGATATTCCCATAATTTTAGATTCTATAAATTTTGAAGACAATTATGATCAGGGTTATGAGGAGAAAAGAGTTATAGTTTATAATTTAGATTTTACTGCTAAGACATTTCTCTTTGGTCCCATTGCTAATTCCACTGAAGGACTCATTAAAAAGGTACAAGTTGATTATCATACTACCGTTGACAAAAATACAGCAAGAAGGGAATTAAGATATACAGCAGAAGCAAGAGCAACTAAAGATTATAATAATGATGGAACATCTGTTATTCTTGAAGACATAGATGAAAAAATGACCTCCTTTAGGGTCGCAAATGTAGGTTCTTTGTCTGTTGAGTCTTACATTTATATAAATCAAGAAGAAATGCTAATCAAAAAAATTGATGGTGATAATATAACCGTTGTTAGGGGTATGGATACTTCAATAGCATCATCACATAAAAGTGGAGATGCTATTGACATCATTAATTCAATTGATGATGATTTAATTGATATTGGAGATGACTTTGGTTTCAGTGAGTCTAGATTTGATTTTGGTGATGGAAGAGTTTATAGTCCAACTAAAGGAGTAGATGTATGAGTGAAACATTTGATAAAATAAATCAATCCTTAGATGTAGAAATCACTGCTAATGAAGTAGTGAAAGAAACTAAAAAGCAGTTAGCAGAGATCCAAAAGAAGAGTGATTCGGTTACTGACTATGAGTATACACGAGGAAATCTTTATTCTTTGATCGAAAAGGGTCAAGAAGCAATTAATGGTATTCTTGAACTGGCAGAAGAAGGGCAACAACCAAGATCATATGAAGTTGTTGGACAATTGATCAAAAGTGTCGGTGATGTAACAGATAAGTTAATAGATCTTCAGCAGAAGATGAAAGATCTAAATAAAGAAGAGAAGAACACTCCAACTACTGTTAATAATGCATTGTTTGTTGGATCAACCGCAGAACTACAAAAACTCCTAAAGCAAGGATTTAGCAAAGAATGAAAACTTTCAAA